ACTACAAAGCCTAACAACGCCATCAAAGTCTGGTCTGGTCCCTTGAACGGCAGCGACATCAAGCTTGATCTTATGTCCCCGCCCGGTGCATCAACGTCTCTAAACTCACCCGGCTGTAGCGGCTCATCGTCATCCCTGATCCGTAGTCCGCGGGCCTTGAAGCCAGCTGGTAGATTAGATAGCGTACCGGCATCAATCAGTTGTCTTAATGCAGCTGTCGCGGTTCTTGATAAACCACCAATAGTATGTATTAATCCTAACCCATAGAAACCAAAGCCCGGTAAGAATTTATAATGTACAAAATACTGTGTCTTTTTCTTGTCTTCGTCATCCTCAACATAGTTTCTACGAATCGAAAGAACTTGTCCGTTATCCTGTGATATTGTCACAATATAAGGTACCTTAATGCCTGTAGGCTCACCGTCCTCGTCTGTCTCTTCAAAACCTTCAAGGTCAAGATCTACATGGCACTCCAGTAAAGTACAGTCGTAATCTATGTTTGATGGATACATGCCATCAATACGCTCTAATTCTTCTTGTACAGAGTTACTGTCGCCCTGCGCTGGTATTACAGGTATGTCCCTGTAAAAACCCGATAATTGTCTCTTGCGCAAGTCATTCAAGCTCATTTTAACTACATGAGTTATGTTAGGACATGTCTCTAAATCAGATGTGCTATATGGCACGATTAGGTTCTCAGCTGGTACAAACTTACTTACAGCTCGTCCTAAGTTTTCATCATAGTAAACTTTCTTAAATGTTGACCCTGCAAGTGGCAAATAGAAGAGCATCTGGTCAAATTCTGGTGTGTATTCCTCCATAACAGAAGAAATATAGTAATTCATAAACTCTTTTACACGCTGCGCCTGATCTTCTTTCTCAGGTGTGCTGGATCCTAAGACCTGTGTTCTGACTGGTCCACCCGGCGGCAGCAGCTCGTTGAAGGCTTGTGCTTGAAACTGCGTGGCTGATTCAGCAAGTAAAGGGTGCGTAACACCGCTTGCTCCTCTGAAGGGCTGTGCTCTTTCTTCGTAGCTGAACCCAAGTAATTCCAAACCATTGGCGAAAGCATCTTCCCACTCCTGTCTACCACTCTTGTTTTCTTCAAACTCACCTGTTAATTCACCAGAGATCCTACCAAGTTCTGTGTCCGATAGCTGTTCTGCCAAGTTGTCACCAAACTCACCCTCGGCTTCACCTATGTTCGGATCAAAGTCTACAACTACACCGCCGTCGTCCTCTAGAGTTACTTCTACTTCAGGTGAAGTTTCTAACATATCGTCGTTTATAGCCTCTGGCATCTCTATATCTATTTCAGCTTGTAATTCACTTTGGTCCAGCTGCGATGGTACTTTGTCCATAATGCTTGCTATTGGTTCTCTTGCCATTTAGATCTCCTTTCAGGGACTATACCACGAATTTGATAAAAGGTTCAATACCTTGTGGTCTTCTGGTCATATTCACCGCTTTGTCTTGAGCTTCCATTTTTGAAAGTACTTCTGAGAATTTTTTTTGCTGAGGATCAGCCATTTACACCTCAATAATAAGCCCTTACCTGTGCCGACCCATCGCTCTCATCCCAATCGTCGCTCGGTAGCTGTACAAAATTACCCTGACGATACCGCATAAGCGCCTGTGTCATGCTATCAACAAGGTCATCATACTCTCCATTTGGAAAAGCTGCAACCTCTTCTATCATCTCATCCGCAAAAGTCTCGTCGGGGACCCAAACCATACCCGCTTCAAACAATGGAGACACAGCATGTACTCTTGATACCTTATCGTTGCCTTTACTCGGTGTAAAATTAACTACCGGTATACCCATGTTCCGTAATTCGTGGGTCAAAGGCATACCAGAAGCCTTCGCTTCTATGATAACCGTCTCTGGGTCCCAATAATTATACTGATCTAACGCTAACTCTTTTAGCTCTGGAAAGTCCCAGCGTCCTTTTTTGCTATCCAGCAGTATCAAAGCCGGTGGTCCGCCCTGTTCTTCTGGATAAAACACTCCCCATGTCGTTATCGCACTGTAGTCAGCCGTTTCTCGTTTCGAGAAGGCCGTATCGTAGCTCTGAATGACGTATTGAAGGTTAGGAACTGCTGTTTTTTCCCATTTTTGCCACCATTCACGCTTAATTATGGCGTTTTCTTCACCCGTGGGCCGTTGTTGATACTGCGCGTTCCATTTACTAGGTGGTATTGACGCTTTCACCGCTGTCAAATCGTCCAAACTCCAATATTCTGGCCAACAGGGCTGCCCGCTGTCAAAAATAGCAGGTAGTTCTACTATCTCCCACTGGTCTGCAAGCTTATCTTTAGCCATAGAACGCATCAACTGCCCCGTTAAATCCTTTTCGGACCACCTAGTCTGCACCAAAACGATACTGCCACCCGGCTGGAGCCTCTGTCGGGGGCCCCCAGTGTACCAATCCCACGCATCTTCAAAACCATTGTTACTCATCGCGGTCTGTTCCGAGTGCGGATCATCAATTATAACAAGATCACCGCCACGACCAGCTAAGTTTGACCCCACACCGACAGCATAATACATGCCGCCCTTGTTCGTGTCCCATCTTCCAGACGCTTTACTGTCTGCTGCTAACTTTACATCAGGGAAAACTTCACGGAACTCTTCCGTGTCTAAAAGGTTTTTAACCTTACGACCAAAATTCACGGCTAGTTCTGTTGTGTGTGTTGCCTGAATGATCTTCATGTTGGGATTTTTGCCCATCATCCACGCCGGAAACAAAAAGGATGCGAACTCTGACTTCGTGTGACGAGGTGCCATATTGATAATTAGACGTTTTAACTCTCCACGCGCCACCCTCTCTAACTTTTCGGCTATGATCTCGTGGTGCCTGCCTTGTATAAAGCTCGGCCAGATGGTTTTGACAAATGATAAAAACTGTTTTTGACAAGTTTCATTCTTCTCTAATTGCGCTAAACGTAGTTCGAGTTTTAAGCGTCTCTCGTCGTGTGATGTAACTTCCATATAGGGGCCCCTAACGTATCTTATTTTATGCGATTTATGGCTTATTATACTATAGTTAATCGCTATTTCAATTTTTATCTAATTGTTTGTGAAAAACTTGGCACTTGCCTGCGTACGCAACGCACGGCGTCGCCTGATTTTTTCGCTGATTTTCTCGATTCTTATTTTATTTTTTAACCTTTATTATTCAAGGATCCTAAACAATTTTTCTTGCGTCCTGATGCGTGATTTTCGGATCTGGTGCCGTGGATCTCGTCGCTTGTTTCGTGGATCTCGTCGCAAGTTATCCCGGACGATTAACCATAAAAAAGCAGCGTTTAATTTTTCTCAGTTGTTAAGTGCTGCTTAAATTGCGAATCATGTTTTGAGCGTCTGGAAACAGCTGACGTTTTTTATGGGTAGTTTTTCCCGCTCCATATGTTTCGGCTATGTGTGGGCGTCTCATGACGCCTTAATTAACTATTTAATACTAATTATCGTTTAAACTGGCTACAGCTGTTTCTAGAGCGTTGTAAAAAACTAAGGATAAAAAAAACGCCGTCAAAATAACGGCGTTTAATTCGTTTTATTTCGTGATTAAATTAAACTAAAGCAATCAATAAATAAAAACCAAATATTAAAAGAGATAAGAAACAAAGTATTTCCATAAGTAAATGAATCATTAATTTAAGACTCCGTTTTCAATAGGCGTATTCAAATATTCTGAATTAGTTGGATAAGCTCCATCATAAAATGTAAGCTCGTTCGCTCCTTTATAAAGTACAGCTCTCTTTATTAACTGACCGTCAATATAAAATCTAAACTCCTTATCGCCGTTTTCTAATTGTCGGTGGGTTGTGCAATGTTTCAAAAATAAATGACTGTTTTTTGAACTGGTGCCGACTCTAACTTCTACTTCTCCAGTATTTTTGACGCCGTAACTTTTACAGCTGTTATAAATACAAGCTGTTATAATATTCCAGATTGGATATTGTCGCATTTTTTAAACTCCTATAAAATTAAATGTGATTTATCTTATATATTAAAAAACGCCGTTAATGTCAAACTAACGGCGTTTTACTCAGCTGATTAAGAAAAGTTTATTTATTTGGTTTTTCTTTTTTATTCTCGGTTTTTTCGTTTTCTTTTTTGTTAATAAACTGCTCATGAAAATGTTCATCAAAATTGATTACGTTTAAACCTACCTGATTTAAATTGTTCATAAGTTCATTTAAATTTAATTTATCTTTTGGCATTAATTTTCCTCCGTGATTGGTAAAAGTTCGCATTTAGTTTTAAATCCTAAAAATAAAGCATATGTGCATTCGCCTTTATCATCTCCTAATTGATCAAAAATATCAGAACATGGTTCGTAATATTTACAAGATTCACTTTCTTTAAAATTTTGTCCATATGGGCATGGGTGCAAGTTTGCATCATGTCCAAGTTCAATTACATTTTCCCATATTTTAGAATCTTCAGGGTTTTTTAAATCTAAGAATTTCATTTAATATCTCCTATATAGTTTGTGATATGGGATATTATACATATATCCATAAAAAATAAAAGCCCCGTCTGGACGGGGCTTAAATCGGCGTAAATATGTGGGTAGTTTTTAACTTGCCATTGCTACCCTATTCCAGTCGGTTTTACCTAAGTTTAAAACTTTTCCTCCTAAGCGTTGCCAAAAATCAACATTGTCAGGATCGGAAGTATTACCTACAGCTGTACAAGCGTTAACTAGCGTTGCCCTATTAATCTTTTGGTTTTGTTCATACCCTGATTGTCCTATAGTCTGAAGTAAACCCTCTAATACATTGCTAGTTTCTTTTTTAGATAAAGTTAAAACTTTTCCTAAATTTTCAACTGATTCATTCATAGGTACGTTAACTACGTCTTCTTTAGCTCTTTTCATTTTTTCAATGTTTTCGTCAAAAGCATCTCTACTAGCATATGAGCTAACAATGTCCCTGAGCTGAAGTTTTAAACTATGGTTGTCGGCTTGTTTAGTTTCGTCGGTTAATACATTCCAAGTATCGCCGTCCCTCGCACTAGTAATATGTGCCTTTCGAGTTACGTTTTCGGTTTGCATACCATTTAAACAAGCTAACGTCCAAGCTATGCCAAATACAGCTACTGATCCTGATCCAGTTTCAGAATTACTTATTCCGATTCCATGTGCCATTAAATCATTCAAACCCGCATCAGATTGTATAACTTCAGATTTTAGACGTATGTAAAGTTTTTTATCAGTATTGGCGTAATTAACAATTTTCCAACTGGCATCCGACTCTCCAAGTGTCGGTAAAGCTGATTCCAATAAATCAGAATTATCAAAAGTCTTGAATTTATCAGATAAGAAAGCTCTAGCCGTACCCGTATGATTGTCATAATTAAATGGGTTTGTATGATTTGAATTTTCAAAAGTTCTAATCATACGTTTGGAGTTTTCTTTTTGCCATATAGCATTAATCAAATTATCCATTTCTCTAGGATAGTTTTGTTGTAAACGTCTAGCCGTTGGAGTTGCTATTTCTGCTTTTTGAGCTATTTGGTCAAAACAATGTTGGTTAACATTAAGGATTTTAGTTCCCTCGCCGTTATTTGCTTCCATCACTATTTGGCTATGATTAGTTCCATGTGCTCTATCTTCGCTTTCAATCGTTCTAAACTGAAGCTGATTAGTTGGAGCTATGTAGTCTTGTTTCATGTCATTCTGTTCTTTAATAACATGAAGCATATCTTCTAAAGTTCTATTTTCGTTTTCTAAATGTCGCATATTTTTCTCCTATATAAAATGCAATTAAAAAAAGCGGGGTGTGATTGCCCCGCTTAAATAGTATACGATTTATCTTATATGTAAAGTTTTTAGTTTTTATAGTTTTTAAAAATCTCCGACTCAGGTGCTAAATAAATAGTTTGTTCAGTATCTGAGTTATTACAATTTGGACATTTTTTTATAAATTTTTCTTTTTCTTCATAAACGTATGTACAAACTAAACATTCAACTAAGCTTAACATTTTCCAAAATCTCCCGCTATGTGATGTCTTAATACAGTTCCATATGGTAGTTCCTGAGCAAATTTTAAAAGTTTAAGTTCATCAGGATCTTCATCAGCTGTCTGCGTCGTGGCGTTCCAGTGTAATAAAACATTTCCTCCAGTTGCATAACAACCGCCGTTATCTATTTCACTACCCGCCTTTTTCTTATAAACGCCGTGATCGGTAAACCCTACAATAAAGTTTCTATCCATACGACTACATAAAGGTTTTCCATTTCCGCAAGTATTACAATCTGTACTGGTATATTCTGCGGGGCATCTAACTATTTTATGATCGTTAATAGTTTCTGATTTGCCATTTGTTTTCCAGAATGTTTCTTTTACGTTTATTACTGCGGGTACGAATGAATTTAAAAACAAATCGGCTAAGTTTCGAGCTGAATAATTTATAACAGTCTTACCTATCTTTAATTTATGTTTCCATAAACTAGGGTTAAAATGTGAATAAGTAAAACTAACGCCGCCTTTTGGGACGGCGTCAGATACTGCATCAAGATAGCTATAATCTATTTCAGTTGCACCCGCTGAAATGTCAGGTTTTAAATTACAATCGATTGGGCAAGTTGCAAATTTGTCAGCTCCACCCGCTCTATATGTTACTGCACAATTTGTAGTTTTTTTCGCAGTTGATTTTTTAACTAACTTAATCATCAGTTGCCTCCTCTATAAAAAGTCTAACTGCATTGTCGGATAAATTATCATCTAAAAAAGAAGTTATGCTATCGCCGTCAACATAACTATGCTCGTACATATCAAGTAAAAAATACATTAGATCTCTACCCTCTAAAGTTTTTAAGTCTTGTTTTTGCAATGGTGAAAGTTTCATTTTAGTCCTCCTCTTTTTTTGAATATGCAATAACTAAAAAGTCTATATCTTCGAGTGATCTATCGTCTTTCTCAGGATCTTCGATATAGTCTATAAGTTTAAAATGTGATTTGCCTCCAAACCAAGCCGTTCCGTCTTTGGTGTTTAAAGGCCTCCACCCATTTTTATCTAGGTGTTTAAGTTGGTCTTTATTTAGAAACATTAGTGTCCTCCTTAATCTGTTATATCAATGGCTACAATATCGTATTCATCAAAGATATCTCTAACTTGAGCTACGCTATAAGCTCTAACATAAACGTAGTAGGTGCCATTTGTCTGTTTAGAGTCTTTAAATTCTACATAATATCTATTCATTAATTTCTCCTATATATGTGATTTATCCCATATTTGTACTAAATAAAAAAGGCCGTGTCAATCACGGCCTCTTTGTTAGCGTCTTCGCTTAATTGTTTTTGGTGGTCTTTTTTTATACTTATCGTAGTCTTCGCCGTATAAAAGTTTGCCTATCCAATA